TGGACGGACTCGTTTCAATGCAAGGGCATCAGATACAAGTAACACAGGAGACACTCCCGGTCGATACGTGTGCGAATGGTTATAGCAGAATCGACCTCGTTGTGATGAGGTTCGAGCATGACAACAGCTCACAGATCGACTCCGTTTCGCTCCTCGTACTCAAAGGTGCAGAGGTATCAAGCCCGAACACGCCTGTCGCACCGTCATACAACACGGGCGTTATAGATTCGGGTGCATCGGTCGTAGATATGCCGTTGTATCAGATAAATCTGAGCGGGTCGACCGTCACGTTTACACAGGTAGCAACGCTGGTTGATAGAACAATCGACAATCTCGCAACGCTGATCGTCGAAGCTGGGACAATCTCAAGTCTCCCGCAGACGATAACAAACGACGAGATCCACGCATCACACGTCGTTGTTAATTCCATCCTCGGAACTCCGTCAGCTCAGACGAGCGATTGGACGGTCACAACAAACGAGGGATCGCTGACGATATCAGGGTCGATTAGTGGTAGTACCACGCTCACGTTATATCTCAATATGTCACGATAGGAGGACGATAATTTATGGACAAGTATTATCTCGTGCAGATCAAGCGCACAAAGGGCGTAGTCGAAAAGGGTATAGTGGTCAAGGACACACTCGACGCAGCTAAACAGAGTTATCACAGCTATCTCGGAGCGTACGCTTTCGGCAATAACGCCGATACGGACTACGTTCTCGTTCAGATTCTCGACGGTAAGGGCCTCGGACTCAAGGGCGAATATTGGGAAAAGGTAACCGCACCGGAACCGGAAGCGACAGAGGAGGCATAACATGAACAAGATTATCGTAAACAAGTTCGGGGGGGGTATTCCTCAGAAAGGAGGCAAGCGTTAGGTTTGTCTCCGAGACTCTCGAAAGGGGGTCAGAGGCAAGGTAAGGGGGTGACTCCTTATGGCTGTTAGTACGATTCTAAAGCACCAAGAGTTCAGAGGTGCGGAAGGGAATAGGAACATATCACTCGGAACGGGAACAACCGTAACACCACCAAAAGATGGTTGGCTGAGAGTCTCGTTCACAACACAAACGGGACAGTCAATCGCACCCGTGGTAAGTGTGACACAGAACGACCAAGTTGTAGGCTATGGGTCAGGCTTGGGAAATGCGGGTACTACCGCAAGCATGTTCTTCCCCGTCAAGGCTGGGCTGACATACAAGCTCACAGCATACCGAGCAACAATCGCATCAGAGGTTCTGTTTTACTAACAGCGAATCCTTGCCGAGTACGGCATGACAAGTACAATCAAGAATCCAATTCCAGTGACATTTACGGACGATTCGTCTGCTTTAAAAGTGGTACTCGGTTATGAGAACAACCAAATATCATTTGCCTACAGTAAAGCCACGGGCAGGGTGTGGCTTGGAGTTTTCGTAAACGGCTCACAAGTCATAAACAAGCAGATTGCTCCGTAAAGGGATTCAACCTAACGCCATAACATATGGCAACATCAAAAATTATGTCGAATTCGTTATTTTTATTAAGGACTCAATCATCGGGAACAAGCGCAAGTATAGCCGACAATTCGGGGACTACATTGGAGATAACAGCGACAGCTGTCAGCGGATATACTCCGATAGCTGTTGTAGAGGTCACAACATCGCACTCGCTTGCATGGTTTATTGGTGGCGTAAGCGTGAATCCTTACAACAGCAAGATAACACTGTATGTGGGCAACCGTTCGGGCTCGTCGCAGACGATAAATGCGACATTCCGAATCCTTTATGTAAAAAGCGAATACTTGCGTGTATAAGAAAGGAAAACCAATGAACAATAAACAACCTGTATGGAGCAGGGAATTCTGGAGAGCGACGGCTATCCGCTGTGCTCGCACTTTTATTACAACGATCCTCGGCATATGGACTGGAGGTCAGTTGGTAACGGAAATCGATTGGAAGACAACGTTGGTCTATGCAACATCAGCAACGCTGTATATCTTCCTGACGTGTCTCAGCTTTGGACTACCTGAGGTGGAATACGCACATCACATCTACATGTCAGCTGACGAACCTGCGGATTCGTGGACAGAGGAAGAGGGTGAGCAAGATGGGGAAGAGTAATATCGAACAGCTTGCCATCGCAAAGAAGTACCTCGGTCAAGGTGGTTCACACTTCAGAAAGTACTGCGGACTCCCTGCGGGGTCAGCGTGGTGCGATGCGTATGTGACGACCATCTTCCACGAAGCGGGCAACGCATCACTATTCTGTGACGGCAAGAAGCAGACTTATTGTCCGACCACGATCAAATGGTGCTATAACAATCTCGCATCGATACCGCCATACCTTGCGCTCCCGTCAGACATCATCTTCTTTGATTGGGAACTCAATGGCGTACCGAACCATATCGGCTTTGTCAGAGAAAGAAAAAGCTGTGACGAGATTTACACCATCGAGGGCAACACGGGCAACAGCATCTGCGCTAACAGAACACGCAACACCAAGTATGTGCAAGCCGTGTTCCGTCCGCACTTCAAACCGACAGCCTTTGATGTCAACAAGGAACTCGTCATTGACGGCCTTGCGGGATATCACACTATTGCAATTTTACAACGTGCCCTCGGGGTGACGGTCGACGGCATACTCGGAAAAGGGACGGTTCGTGCGCTCCAAAAGAGAGCCGGCACGACTCAGGACGGACATTGGGGGAATGGAACAAGCCGAGCCGTTCAGAAAATGCTCGGAGTCAAGGCAGATGGTTTATTCGGCCCTGATAGCGTAAAGGCTTTGCAGAAATGGTGTAATAGCAAGGTGTTTCCCCAACAAGTAACAAAAGGGGACAAGATTGCTGCAAAGGCTGCCGAATTTGCTTATCCTAACGATCCTAAAGAGGCACAATATCCGAGCGGAAAGCCGACGGCTGCATATAAGGCAGCTCTCGATAAGGTTTATCCGAATCGCTCGAGCTGGGGCGACGCTCCACGCAAAGGGGCAAGCTGTGACGTATTCGTCGGGACTTGCGTCCGTTCTGCTGGTGTCGATGCGAATTTTCCGAGAGGGCTGTCCGAACAGATCCCATATCTTAAAGCACACTTTAAAGATATAGGCTACAAGGGCGACAGATCTATTATTGAGCCGGGCGACATCGTCCTGTTTAAACACAGTTCGGGGACGCATATCTGCATAGTCAAGAACAAGAGCCTCCACATCTGCGAGGCGAATTATAAGGACACTTACGGAATAACGATCACAAGTGAATCGGGGATTAATTGGAAATTGAAGTATCGCACGGGGTCGCAGTTTATCAGAATTTACAGAGCGAAATGAGGTGAGGGGAATGACGGATAACATCATAATCGCAGCGGTCGGATTTATAGGGGCGTTGCTGGTCGTCCTCAAACCGTTCCTCGATCTGAATACCAACATCACGGAATTGAAAACGAGTATTGATAACTTCAAAGCATCAGTTGACAAGCTGGACTCCCGCATAACTAAGCACGGCGAGGAAATCGACAAACTAAAAGAGACAGTTGCGACTCACGAGGTCAGGATCAATAATCTCGAAAAGAAATAAGAGGTGAACTAATGGAAAAGCAGATAATAACTTTTTCAGCTAACGAACAAAACTTAACAAAGACGGGCGGAGTCGGCTGCTATGCTTCAAATACTGTCGCCTACATCGAAGCGCATTTTGATCTCGGCGATAATTGGAGTGGTTTCGACTCGGTAAGAGCGGTATGGACGAACGAGCACTTGGCCTGTATAAGCACGGTCCTGGACTCACTTGGCAAGTGCAGAGTACCAACCGAGGTGCTTGTTCGAAAAAGCAAAGTAACTGTGAACCTTGTCGGCTCGATATCTGAAAACGGCGTGCTCACAGACAGACTCACAAGCTATCCGATTGTGGCGCTTGTGGTCGATGCTAACGCAAAGATTTGCGGCACGGAAACAGCCGAGATAACTCCGTCACAGTTTGAACAGTTCGTGGACATCGTCAAGGCGGATGTCGCAGAGGTAACAGGAATGTCTGCGGAGGCGGTCACACTTCCTGCGGGGTCTGACGCTACTGCATCGTACTCGGACGGGGTGCTGACTCTTGGAATACCGAAAGGCGACAGGGGCGAACAGGGCGCTACGGGTCCACAAGGTCCACAAGGTCCGAAAGGCGACACGGGTTCCACAGGTCCACAGGGCGAACGTGGTCCACAGGGTATACAGGGCGAACAGGGTCCAAAAGGTGATACAGGTGCTACGGGTCCTATAGGTCCTGCAGGTCCACAGGGTGAACGAGGCCCACAGGGTATACAAGGCGAACAGGGACCTAAAGGCGACAAAGGTGATACTGGAGCAACGGGACCGACGGGAGCAACGGGCCCACAGGGGCCACAAGGCGAACAGGGGATTCAAGGCGTACAAGGCCCTACAGGGCCACAAGGACCAGCAGGTGCAGATTATGTTTTAACTAATGCAGACAAAATAGAAATCCGTGATGCAGTTTATGCTCTTATAGAACCAGCAGAGGGGAGTGATTATTAATGGGAATCAAAACAGTACAAGACACATCACTTACATCGGTAGCTAACGCTATCAGAGTAAAGGCAGAGATAGAGGGAACACTTGAATTCCCTACAGAATTTATATCAGCAATTCAGAACATTCCAACAGGCGGTGGCAGTGTGTCCGTTCCGCCTAAGGAAGTAAACTTCTACGATTATGATGGCACTGTTGTTGACTCCTATACATCATCTGAATTCGCTGCACTTTCGGCAATGCCTGCCAATCCGTCACACGATGGACTCACAGCGCAGGGATGGAATTGGTCACTCGCCGATGCAAAGGCATACGTTGCGAAGTACGGCAGACTGAATATAGGTCAGATGTATGTGACCACAAGCGGTGATACAGAGATAGACATTCAGCTCGGCATCGGCAGGAACAAGCCGTATCTCGGATGCTGTCCGAACGGCACAGTCGAGATAGATTGGGGCGATGGTTCTGCTCACGATACGCTGACAGGAACTTCGACAATTACATTGCAGTCTATTCAACATACATATCCTGATACAGGCGAAAATTTCACTATCAAGCTGCATATGGAGTCGGGAACACTCGGATTTACAGGTAGTTCTTCGTCCTCGACAGGTTCGCAAGTGCTATATAACGGCACTACAGGACAGGCGGATGGGCAGAGAGCGTATCAGAACGCAATCAAAGAGATACGCTGTGGCAGTCATATGACGGGCATCGGCGCCTATGCGTTCGACTCTTGCTATTCGCTAGCATCGGTCACGATACCTGAGGGCATGACATTCATCGGCAACTATGCGTTCAACTATTGCTATTCGCTCGCATCGGTCACGATACCTGAAAGCATGGCGACCATCAATGGCTATGCGTTCCAAAAATGTTATTCGCTCGCATCGGTCACGATACCTGAGGGCGTGACAAGCATTGGTAGCAATGTGTTCAACTCTTGCTATTCGCTCGCATCGGTCACGATACCTGAAAGCATGACGGCCATCAGTGGCTATGTGTTCCGCTATTGCTATTCGCTCGCATCGGTCACGATACCTGAGGGCGTGACGAACATCGGTAGCAATGTGTTCGACTCTTGCTATTCGCTCGCATCGGTCACGATACCTGAAAGCATGGCGACCATCAGTAGCAATGCGTTCAACTCTTGCTATTCGCTCGCATATCTCGCTTTTGAGAAAACTACTCCGCCAACTGTAACGAATGCAAACGCATTCAACAGCCTTCCATCCGACCTTGTAGTCTACGTTCCTGCAGGAACATTGGCTGCGTATCAGGCAGCTTCGAACTACTCAAGCATAGCAAGCAAGATGGTGGAGATGGCTGCGTAAAAAAATCAGAAGTGTGGGGCGAAATACTTGCCCCACATAACGATAGGCGGTTCGGAGAATCGCATTTCTCCTTATAGAGATATAGCAAAAGCAAGAACACCCGGGGATAAAACCTCGGGTGTTTTTGCGTGGTGATTAATTGAGTTGCGAATATCAATTTTACACCTTTAAATACATGACTTGTATTGTTCTGTTAACTTGTCGACGAGTTTGTTGATCCCAGCTGGGCCGGTGATCCTGTGCTTTTCGTCGTTGATCATCATCCATTTTACGTCCTTTGTGTATTTCAGCTGATAGAGGACGTTCTCTC